ATTTAATGTGGTATCGGGCGTGCGCATGCCCTCCGAAACCATTTTGCCGAATATCAACGAGGCCGGGCGCTTCAAGGATGTGACCAAGGCTTATATCCAGTTCGACATCATGACTGGCACGGAATTGGCAACGTTTCCGCTTTGGCAGTTGTTCCATGCGCGTTTCGATCCGGATAATTTCGACGATCTGGGCAGCCTGGGTCGCCCTTTCATGGATGCGACGCGCACTACTTGGCGCAAGCTCAATATGACCGAGGAGGACCTAGTTATCCGGCGCCGTACCCGCGCCCCGTTACGGCTAGCGCATGTGCTGAAAGGCGCTTCCGAGGCGGATATCGAGAAATATCGCGCCCAGGTGGAAAAAGATCAGCACGAGATTACCACCGACTATTACATGAACAAGGAAGGCGGCGTATCCGCAATCCAGGGCGACACCAATCTGGATCATATCCGGGATATCGCGCATCTGCTCGACACGTTTTTTGCAGGATCACCGCTGCCGAAAGGCATGATGGGCTATACCGATGGCCTTGCCCGCGACATCCTCGAGGATCTGAAGCGTGACTACTATGATGAGGTGGACGTTCTTCAGGATACCCTTTCATTTGGGTATGAGGCCGGTTTCAGGTTGCACCTGCTGCTGAAAGGCATCAATCCCGATGCAGAGGATTTCACCATTACCTTCGCCGAGCGCCGGACGGAAACGGCCACGCAGACGACGGATCGCGGCCTGAAGCTGAAAGCCCTGGGATTGCCTCAGGGAATGGTGTGGGAAGAGCTCGGGTATGACCCCGCATATGTCGAGCAGCGGCGGAAGTGGGAAGCCAAAAACTACGATCCATATCCCGACGCCGCGGGTGGCGCGAATCCGCCGCGGATGAGTATCACGCCCGGTAATGGACGCAAGGGCGAGAGCGCAACGGATATAGGCAAGTGAGTGATGTTGCGCAGGCCGCCATCAAGCGCGCCACCGTTATCGCGCAGCGCGCCATGGATCGGCTCGATGCCGATACGCTGAAGGAGCTCCAGCAACTCTATCAGCAGGCTGCCGCCGATCTGCGCACGCGCATTGCAGCAGCTGGTGGAGGAGATGGAAACATTGCCCTGGTCCAGCTGCAGGACGTATTGGCGCAGGTGACCGAGCGGCTGAGATCTTTGGCATCCGCGCGCGATGCGTTGCTCGATAATGGACTTGAAGATGCTGCTCGCTTCGGCACAGCGCCATTGACTGCCGCCGGCGCCGGAGTGCAATCAGAAGCGATGCTGAGTTCAGCCGCGGCCATGCGAATATCTGACGAAGCGTTGCGCTTCGTGCGCACCTTCATAGCAGAAGATGGCCTGCAGCTGTCCGATCGGATATGGAGGCTCGATCGACATGCACGCGACGTAGTAATCAATGCGATTGAAATGGCGGTCATCGAGGGCCACGGTGCGGTGCAGGCGGCGCGCGAACTGCTCATGCGGGGACAATCCGTGCCGGTGGAACTGGCTGATAAGATGAATGCCGCCGACGGTACCCGCATCGGCAAAACGGTTGCGAGCGTGCTTACCGGTACCGGCAGCCCGATGGATAACGCCATGCGCTTGATGCGCACGGAGATCAACCGGGCCCATGGCGAAGCCTATATCGCCGGAGCGCTCGATCACCCCGACGCTGCCGGCGTACGCTTCCTGCTATCTCCTGCGCATCCCGAGCCGGATATCTGCGATCTCCACGCAACTGCGAATCTTTACGGACTGGGACCAGGGATCTATCCGAGCCGGGAAAAATGCCCCTGGCCGGCCCATCCCAATACCCTCTCGTATGTGGAAGTGGTTTTCAAGGATGAGATTTCGGATGCTGATCGGGCAGGAAAGGAAACGCCGTTGGAAGCGCTGGCCAGGTTATCTCCCGAACAGCGCAAGGGCGTATTGGGGGCGAACAAAGCCAAGGTTTTCGATTCCGGCAACCTCAAGCAAGGGATGATCAACGCGCCGTGGCGTCAGGTAAGTAGCAGAATCGAGAAATTACCACCCAAGCAGGATAAAATCGAACGTGTGGAACAAACACCTGATCGATCTCCCTGGCATAACTTTCCGGATGTCCTCATCCAGGCGGAGGAACGGACAGTCAAGCAGAATGAGTTTTATACAGCTGCAAAGGCGGGGGATATCGGGGCTGCTGAACGTTTGGTATTGGATACGTATAATCCGGAATCGCTCGGACAGATTGCCAATATCATCGGGAACGCGAATCCGATCGTTGTTGCCGTTAGCGCTATTGAAGAGAGCGGTGAAAATGTTATTCCAACGGCGTTGGCGGGGGTTATTGCCCGCAAGCTGAATTTAACGCTCGACGATGATATCGTGCAAATAAACCGCGTCGGTCATACGGGGTCTAAAGGGGATTACCGCTTGGCGACGCCAGCTTTATTTGATGGCTTAGTTGATCACGGTGCAAGCTATCTCTTGGTTGATGATTTTATCGGACAAGGGGGAACGCTTGCCAACCTCCGTGGTTTCATAGAAAAGAATGGCGGCCGGGTGCTGCTGGCTACGACATTGACAGGCAAGCCCTACTCTGCGAGACTTGCTCTATCATCCGAAACCTTAGAGCGATTGAGAAACAAGCATGGGAGTGATCTTGAAGACTGGTGGAAAAACCGCTTCGGCTATGGCTTCGAACTCCTCACGGAGTCGGAAGCACGTTACCTCGAGCGCATCCAGAATGCTGACGAAATCCGAGATCGAGTCCTTGCGGCAACACAAACGGGATAATAACCGTTACATGATGAAAGCCAGAGGGTAATTACCCGCCCATCAGTTACAAGAAGCCCGCCCAATGCGGGCTTTTTTATTGCCCATGATCTATCCACATTTTCTGTGGATAACCTTGTGAGCGCCGTTCCTACCCCCTTGTCGCTTCAGCCATAACGGGCATCGGCGCTTTTATGCGCCGTGATCCTCCCTGTTTATGTCTTGCGCTTTACCTGATTATCCCGCTCAGTCCACCGCGGGTGATCAGCAGCTGGCTCGCTCGCCCTTCCTCTGACCGCCTGCGGCATGGACTCCACGAGAGGTCATCATGCTACCGCCGCGAATTATCCGATTGTCAGAAAACCTGCACGGGACAGTGAGATTCCTGTCCGGACTCCATGTGACGCTGGAGGAAGGGAAAAAGACGAGCTGGGTGACTGTGACCCGCACCGGCACATTCAGCGATCCGCGATACGGCCAGTTCGAAATCAGCCGCCATATGCTCGGGCAGATGGTCGAGAATTTCGATAAGCGCGTATACGGACAGGACATCTTCTACGATGTTTCCCACAAGCCAGAAAATGGCGCGGCGGGCAAGGTACTGCAGCTGAAGCTGGAAGGCGACAGGTTGCGCGCCCAGGTGGAATGGACTCCCTACGGCATCGATGCCATCAAGAGCAAGGGCTACGCCTACAGCTCGATCGAGTACAACGAAAATTTCCAGGACAACGAGAGCGGGCAAAAGCACGGCGCCGTGATGATGGGTGCCGGCCTGGTGACGCGCCCGGTCGTCAAGCGGCTCGATCCTATCCAGCTATCCGAAGCCAGCGATGGAGATGTACCCACGCTGATTCACCCCGAATTGCAATCCACTTTATTACAGGAGATTCAAGCCATGCATAAAAAATTATCTGAAATTCTGAGCGCGACGCTCGCCGCTATCGTGGCGCTTTCCGAGCCGATGCGCGTTCAGCTGCTCACCGCATTCGAGACAGCCGTCCAGCCCGTGACCGATGAGGTCAAGGCAAAGCTGTTGATGGATGCCTTCGCGGAATCGGGCAAGAAGCTGGGTGAGCAGATAGCCGCTGCCGGCGGAAATGCAAAAGACATCAAGCTTTCCATCGATATCCCCAATTTTGCCGCCGGGCTGACCGCCGATGATGTGAAAAAACTCATGGCGGATGAGGCCGCGCGCCAGGCGGAGGAATCCAGGAAGTTTTCCGAGAAACGCGCCGGCAACGTCAAGCTGCTGACCGATACGATCAATGCTGCTACTTCCCTGGATGAAGGCACGAGGAAGGAGCTGGCGGAAGCTGCGATGGATCTGATTACCGCGGAAATGACCGCGGACCAGGTGAAGAAGCTGGCTGAATTGCAGATCTCCCAGGGTAACCGGATTGCATCGGCCAAAAAGCTGGCTGGCATGGGCTTCCAGTGGCCTGCCGGCAAAGTGCATATCGCTGTGGACTCCGGCAATGAGGTCAAGGCCCTGCAGGAGTCGGCTGATAAGCGCCTGGGCCTGTCCGCCATGCCGGCCGCCCGCCGGTTCTCCAATACCGGCGGCCAGCTGCAGGCGGTAAACAAGGATTTTGCCGAAAAGGTACTGGCGGAATTTGACATTGAGAACGCCCCGCAATTGCATGCTGAGCACAAGTTATTGGCCGCAGGGGATGGAGTCGTTTCCGATGTCGTGGTCCCGGCGATCTTCGAGCGCACGGTAATCCGCGAGGCGCTCTATAACATGATCGGGCTGCAATTCGTGAATACGGGCACATTGCCTTTTTCCGCCTCGGCCCTGATTCCCTACAGCTACCGCGATACCTCTGCGGCTGGCATCAACAGCGCCCGGGTTTATGAGGGCGGATCGATTCCGCGCGCCGGGGTAAAGCAAACCAGCGAAACCGCT